AGTTGCTCATTGGTTAGAGGAAGATGACTTCCGTAAGAACGGTGGAGTGATGAATCACGAAACTGTTGAGACAATGAGTAAGCGTAAGAAACCATTTACTGTTGATTACACTGGTTTTGGCTGGGTAATGATTGAGAATGGTGTCTTTGAGAAACTTGAGTATCCTTGGTTTGCACCTCAGATGCAAGTCTTTGAGTCAGGTGAAGTACAGGACATGTGCGGTGAAGACGTATCCTTCTGTTTAGATGCACAGAAAGCAGACTTTGAGATCTGGTGTGATCCACGTATACGTGTTGGACATGAGAAGACAAGGGTAATCTAATGGTCGTCGCGTTCTTCTCGATACTTTTAATACTTTTTATCATCTTAGTGATAGTCACTTATTATAATCCACATCATTAATGGCAACTAGATACGCTATGGGCGGTGTTACAATTGAATCTCGCCCCAAAAAAACTCGTCAAGGCTCCTCGGCGAGAACTAAACTATCCGCAACTTCTCGAAATGCAAAGAAAAAGGCATATCGTGGACAGGGTAAATAATAATAACTACTTAATTTAATATGTCTTGCCTTATCGCGAACCTTCCTGCCTATGAGGTATGGGTGAGAAAGGAATATTTAACCGATCATAAGAGCGGCCATGGTGAATTTGTAAAAGGTGTCTGGGTTTCGGTCAAGTCGATTCCCGGACGTGCTTTTTATTTTGAAACATATTTGCCTGATTACGCTGCGATGTATGATAAATTACCAATATCCGCGTTCGTCTCGGATCCTGAGAAACCATCGCCGGATATGGAACTGCATAATCTGCAATTTTGGAACTGTATGGACTACGGAGTGACCGTTGTACAGAAACAATTCATCGGTTCAATGCATTATGAGGTCTATACAAGAGACTATGGAACGCAGACGGGCACTTATATCTGTACAATTGATAATTATCATCAAGATCCTGATGCGATTGACTACTCAACGAGTGAACAACCAGCTGAACATAAGTCTCATAACCTGATTGAACTTGATAATGGGCAGTTTTGTTTGTATCCGAACAACAGAACACGTATCTTTGACAACAGTTTGACTCCTGCAAACCCCAAAAACCCTGATTTTAAGGTTTCAACAGTATACTATCAGGTCGAAAACGGTCATGATCGTGACGGTCTTGGCAATGATGAGAATTATTTCTGGAAAACAGCGAAAGAAAAGGCACAACCTGACGACATACCAAATTTTTAGGTATAAATAAGTTAGATCAACTGCATCTAGATGCCGATAGAACGAGTAAAACAAGAATTTAAAGACATAAGCATGTCATTTGGAGCAAATCCTTTGAATGATGATGTTGTTGCCTTAAAAAATTCGAGTGCGATTGCTCGATCTTTGAGAAATATTGTATTCACACAACCCGGAGAGAAGTTTTTTAGTCCAAATTTTGGATCAAGGATATCTGAATCACTATTTGAAAATGTTGACGATGCATCAGCTGCCGTTATTCGCGATGAAATAAAGAATTCAATTAAAAATTTTGAACCAAGAGTGAAATTGTTGGGTGTTTTTGTGCAACCTAACCCTACATTCAATGAAATGAATGTTGCAATAGAGTATGAAATCATTGGAATTGATATTCCACCACAAGAATTAAGTTTTGTGTTACTGCCAACTCGATAAATGTCACTTACAAACTTTACAAATCTGGATTTTGACCAGATAAAAAAATCTTTGAAGGATTATTTACAAAATAATTCTGATTTTACTGACTATGATTTTGAGGGATCTAACTTATCAACAATTTTAGACGTATTAGCTTATAATACTTACATAACTTCATATAATGCAAACATGATATCGAATGAAGTTTTCATCGATTCAGCAACTTTGCGTGAAAATGTAGTTGCATTAGCAAGAAATATTGGATATGTTCCTCGTTCAAAGAAATCTTCAAGAACTAAAGTCAATTTTTCTGTAAATCTTAGTTCTGTTTCACCATCTCCACCTAATATAACTCTTAAAAAAGGCCCAGTTGCGAGTACTGGTAATCAATTCCGTAATCAATCCTTCGTATTTAATATACCAGAGGACAAAACTGTATCAATTATAGATGGAATCGCTGTTTTTGATGATTTGGAAATATATGAGGGAACTGTCATTGATCAAACATTCACTTATTCTTCAAGAAATCCCTTCCAAAAATTTATTTTACCCAATACTGGTATTGATTTGGATACTTTAGTGGTAAAAGTAAAGCCATCATCTCAATCTTCTGTCGTAACAAAATATGAGAGACATGATAATTTATTTGATAACGATACTGGAACAACTGTAAATGGTAATTCAAATATTTTTTTCCTACAAGAGGTAACAAGTGAACAATATGAGTTAATATTTGGAGATGGAATATTTGGAAAAAAATTACAAGATGGAAATGTAATCGAAGTATCATATATTGTAACGTCTGGAGACAGTGCAAACGGAGTGAATAACTTTACATACTCTGGTAAATTATCATATGTCAGAAATTCAGTTGAAATTGTTGTAACATCAGGTATATCATTCATTTCAAACCGTTTACCATCTAGTGGTGGAGAAAATATTGAGGGTGTTGACTCAATTCGTAAGTATGCACCACAAATTTATGCAACTCAAAACAGAGCTTTAAGTGCAAATGACTATGAAATACTAATTCCAAATAAAATTTACCCCGAAACTGAATCAATTTCCGTTTTTGGAGGCGAAGAACTTGTACCACCACAATATGGAAAGGTTTTTATAAGCATAAAACCAAGAAATGGTGATTTTGTTCCAAATTTAATCAAACAAAACATCAAAAGAGATCTTAAAAAGTATGCTGTTGCAGGAATTGTTCCAGAAATACTTGATTTAAAGTATTTGTTTATCGAAACTAATAGTAAAGTTTACTATAATACGAATTTAGCACCAAATGCATCATTTGTTTCAACAAAAATTCAAAGAGATCTTACAACATACAGCGAATCGTCCGAATTAAACAAATATGGAGCGAGATTTAAGTATAGTAAATTCCTTAAGGTCATTGATCAAAGTCACGAATCAGTTACTTCAAATATAACAACCATAGAAATGAGGCGAGATCTTCGATTATCAACATCAGAGACAGCTGAGTATGCAATTGACTTTGGAAATCAGTTTCACATTCGATCTATGGGTGGTTTTAACATAAGATCAAGTGCTTTTCGTGTTTTAAACATAAATGCAGACGTTTATTTGTATGATGTGCCGGATGCAACTGGTGAAAAAGGTCAAATATCACTATTTTCATTAAATGAGGGATCATCATCACCACTCATACAGAGAAAAAATGTTGGAGTTATAAATTATAAGACAGGTCGCATCACTTTAGACCCGATAAATATATTGTCAGGAAAAATAAAAGATAATGTTGACATTTTGGAGATTTCAGCTACCCCTGAGTCAAACGATATAATTGGACTACAAGATCTTTATTTGCAATTAGACACCAGTGTTGTTGATATGGTTGTTGACCAGATAAGTTCTGGTATTGACCCATCAGGATCTACATACACTGTAGCAACAAGTTACAAAAATGGAAGCATCATACGATAAAGATGTCCGAAAAAAGAGTTAAGTTAAATCAGATAGTAAAAAATCAATTACCCTCTTATGTTCAAGAGGATTTTCCACTTGTTGGTGAATTTTTGAAGTTATATTATACTGGACAAGAATATCAGGGTGGGCCAGTTGATTTAGTAAACAATATTGACTCTTATATTAAGTTAAGTGAATGTGGAAATATAATAAAAAATACAAATACAACAAGATTTACAGGAATTTCAACATCAACCATTTTTGTATCAAATACAGAGGGATTTCCTGATAATTATGGATTAATAAAAATTAATGATGAAGTAATAACATATGAAAGTAAAACAGATACCACTTTTGTAAACTGTATTAGAGGATTTAGTGGAATTACATCATTTACAAATCCATCAGATCCTGAAAATTTAATTTTTTCAGAATCTACATCAGATGATCACGAAAATAATACAACAGTTGAAAATTTAAGTGTTTTATTTTTAGATCAATTTTTAAAAAAAGCAAAAAAACAATTTTTATATGGTTTTCAAAAAGATTTAGATGAAAATTTAAATTCTCCTCAATTTATACGTCAATCAAAAGACTTTTACTCAACAAGAGGAACTGACGAATCTTTTAAAATATTATTTGGAGCTTTATATGGTGAAAAAGTGGACATTATCCGTCCAATTGAGAATGTTATATCTCCATCAAACGCTAATTATAAATTAACCAGAGATTTAG